TCCTCTGATAGGATGCCTTCGATTAATGTGAGAGATTGTGATAATCCTTCACAAGTACCCAATAACCTCTGATATTGTTCAAAAGTTTGGATGTGTGTACCAGAAGCTAACGCTTCTTTAGTATTAAATTCTGCGGCCTTAATCCTCTTCAGGATTTCGCCTATTAAATCAACCATGCGATATTCTTTCTATTGCTGTATATTATTACTAATACACAGCAATAGTTATATCTGCCCTAATATTTATTACTTTTTGTAATATTTTCATGCGCTGATAATATTTGAAGATTCCAAGGAACATTTAATCCCGATACGTTTTTACCTTTTAATGGAACAATATGATCTACATGTTGCTTCCAAGGGAAAATATTTTCTAATGCTTTAGCCATTTCATAAAATTCTTGAATTTCATTTCGTTGGTCTTCAGATAACCAGGATGGAGTTGATCAGCTTGATGTGCCTGTTGTGCTTGCTGTTGTGCTTGCTGTTGAGCTGCTTCAGCTTGTTGCGTAAATGCTTGTTGTTGTATATCAATACCATGCTGTCTGATATCACTAGCTGCTTCTTGTGACGTCATGAACGCTGTAGTGTCTTGCTCGTGTTGCATTTGTAGCTGACTTTGTGATAATTGAGCTTGAGCTGAAATTTCTGCAATACGTTCACGAGAAGAGTTATTGATATCTGCCATTGCAATGTTTGTGGCGTTACGTTGTGAATCAATAGTTGATTGTGTTTTATATTTAGCTTCAAGTTCTTGCATTTTTTGTTGCAATTCAGCAATTTTAATTTGATACTCTTGCTGTTGTGATGCTGTTTCAAGTTGCATTTTAGCCTGAGCTTCTTGAGCTTTACGTTGAGTCTCAGCCGTTTGTGTTTTAAGGATAACTTGAGCCGTTGGATCTGCATCTGCAGCAGCTTGTTGTTGACCTTGTTGCATCTGTTGCATTTTTTGTGCAAGCTCATTAATTTTTGGTAAATACTGACCTAGGATCTGAGTGGCATCTTGATCAACCATCTGAGCTGCTAGGGCCAATGCTTGCTGAGATTCAGCGTCCATTGGACTTTCTTCATGCAGTTTAAATACATCTTTACCACCGGCTGCATGAGATACATATGAACGCATTGATTGCAAGTAATGTAGCGTTAAATGTTGTTTCAAATGATCTAACATATGTGGTGTTAATGTTGGCCCAATTACTGGGCTACCACCATACGCTGGATTATTTGTGTATTCCAAGTGTACTTGAATATGTGCTAGATGATCTTGGTCTGGGTATGCTGCGGCCGGACGGCCCATTGTCATGGATACGTTTTCTAACGCTGGATTAGATTCACTTGCACCTTGTGGGTTTGGTAATATCTCATCAATTGCTGGAACCTTGAGTTGTTGTAAAACCCTACGATAAGTTGCCCGTAGGTCAAACATGTTTGGTGGGGCTTCCCTAGCAAGCTGTAAAATTGCTTGGTTTTGAGCTAGGCGTTGTGTTTCTGAAAATATGTTAGGGTCTGAAACTGGGCGGACATCATTGTTGTTAGCAAAGTCTCTAACTTCAATTTCTTCGCCTGATTCATTATCCATCTCATTTAAGTACCAATGATTGATACGTGAGATGATTGCTAATGACTTAGCTTGACTACGATGTAATCGTGCATGAATACTAGAGAATACCTTGGCACCTTGCTCAATTAGTGCTTGTGCAGTACCAACTGGCATATTGTTATTAGCTTCGCCAATCTTCTCTTCTGCTGTTGTTACTACTCCCTTAGCTGCATCTGTCAACCATGTTAATAGGTTTAACAATGTACTTGATGGTGGACTAAATGGCATTGGCATAGCCAATTTACGTACATCATCTACACCTGGAGCTCCCTCAATCTCTACTACCTGTGTCGGTTCAATACGATCCGACTGTCCACCAATACGACCACCTTTTAATTTAAGTAATGTTTGGCTATTATTAATATGTGCTGAATCCAACAAAGCACGTAATGCACCAGTAAGAGCGGCAGAAAGACCGCCAATGAGATGAGGTAAGCCAATAGCATAAGCACCACGCCAAGGAATAAACTTAAACTCAACGAACCAATCCAATTTTTGAAGTTTTTCATCGTTAGCTTCCCAGTTACGGTAAAGGCCAAGAACCTTGCTGCTTGACTCGTCAATTGTTAAAATGTATGGAGCGCGTTTGCCTTCTGAAACATCATCATCGTCTAAACGAATAAAACAAGTAATCTCATAAACACGACGAAGACCATCAATATTTTTAGAAGGCATATCTTTGCCCTCAATCTTATTGTTAGCTTTTTCTGATTGTGTTTGGTCGTTTAAAGGAGCGTCAGATGTATATGAAGCATCCGTATCACGGTATATACCCTGCTCAATACGTTGTAGATAGATGTCCTCTGTAATGTCTTGTACTTCTGTACTACGAGACGCAGTATAAAAGTTTGTTGACGCGTAAGGTAACAAGATGTTGTCAATCGGTACCCATTCACATGTTGGACGTTTTTGTTCTGGATCAAAACGCCATTTAAGGAACTGTGATCCACCCAATGGTAGTTGTGTTAGCAACTGCTCCATCTCATCACGATACTCAGGTATCTGTTCTGATAATTGCCAATTTAAAAAGTTTACTTTACGTTCTGCAGTAGCTTCTTTAATTGTATTTGCCTCACCCTTGATGTTTGACTTAACAATACCATCTGGGGGTAATAACTCTTTGGCTGATGATGCAGCGAAATCCACGCAAGCTTCTGCCATAACTGGATGTACAACTTTGGATGCGCCGTCGAATGTTGCACCGCCTGGAGCATCTTTGCCCAAACCTGTACGGCGCAAACCCTCTTCATATTGCTTGTCGCGTTGTTTTCTTGATTCTCTATCGACATCAATATAATCTAAATATTCATTTGCTAGTGAGTCTAGCGTTCCATCGTCAAAGACTTCTGCTAAGTTCTCATAGAAGTCTGGATCTGTTTGTGGGCCTTTTGTTGGTTTAAAGTTTACAACAACAGAACCATCGTCTAATTCAATAACTTCCTGTTCTGCATCGGCATCATCAATACCAAGATCATCTGCAATTTCATGAGTCTCATCATCCTGTTCTACAGATTGTTTGATATCGTCTTCACGATCATCTAACGTAGGCAAGTTTCCACCTTTTTGGATTGCGATTTGCGGTTGTTTTGCCATATTAATTATAGGTGCCTAAAAGATTCATATCTAAGCACACTAATACATAATCCGAAAAGATTCCGCCCTATTGAGCGTATGGGTTTGCATATTTCTTAGAAGAGTCATCTGCGTATGAATAATCCCTTGATGGTAACGGATCTAATTGAATCCATCCCGAGTCTCTGAGAACTCGTAGTGCTTGTGAAAGTGAATCAACGTAGTCATCATGACCGCCCGCTTCTGGGAACGAACATACCTGTCGTATGAAGCGTTTAGCCCACTCTGCATACTCGCCTTTTATATTAATATCTTCTGGTATAAATACCTTGCCTTTAGCAACAATAGGTGCTACAATATTAAGACGCTGAACTTTATCTGCTCGGCCTGGGTTGTAACCCCTAACTGGGACATTGGCACCTTGGAGTTCTTGGATCAATGATATACCAGCTGACTTATCCTCCATCAATATGAGATCTACCTTTCGTCCCTTACCGAACTCGTTGTCAGATCCATAGACTACCTCTTTGAAGTCCTCAATCACCTTACGTCGTAACTCTGGGTAGGATAAATGTGCATCCCAAGAGTCCAGCAATATGATTGATGTGCCCGCGTCCTCTTGATCAAATACGCCCCAGACTGTACATGCCGTTGGGTCGTTGTGTGTCTTCTCACTGGTTGCAGGGTCGTATGAGGCAATCACGTACTCAAGGTTCGGTGTAGGTTTCTTTGCTGACCATAAACGGAATTGTTTACGTTTGATAATACCCGACGCTTCTGGATCTAGGATTTCACCATAGATCTCTTGACGCCCTAAGTCAGTTCCATCGTATGACTCTAACTGTTTGAAGAACGTAGCTGATAAGTTTTCTTTGTTGTCGTATGAACTGGCGTTGATGACATACACATCACCTCCAACCTTACCCTCATTCAAATCAACAATTAATTCTTTTGGTTTGGGTGTTGTTGTGATGATCTGCTGAACACGAGGAATGCGTGGGTCTTTTAATCGCAGTGTAAACTGAACACCATCGTATGCATCATCAATATAATCAAATGCACAGAGCTCATCAAACCAAGCGCCGTGGAATTGTTTACCTCGATACCGTTCTGGTTCTGAGCCCGGTATGCCTTGTATAATAGAACCGTTGGTTAATGTGATTTCAAATAATGATTTGTTATAAGTCTCTATCAGCGAGGCTGGGATGATGTTCATCAATCCTGAGTCGCCTTCAAAACATGTTGCCCTAATATCGTTTGATGTTGGCGCTGTGACTAACCATCGGGTGCCTGGATACTTCCAAGCCCTGATACCGATCCAATGTGATGCGGTGTGTGTCTTACCAGATCCTCGACCTGCTAACATCAGCAGTGTATCATACTCCCCGCCCTCGGGTTCTTGTTGGTGTGGTAAAGCCTGCAGGCTCCATTTGACTTGCCATAAGGCTGCATCCAGTTGTGGCTTCGGCCAATGTTTATTTGCGGTTGCAAAATCTGCTAAGATTTTTTCCTGCTTTGTGGTTAGCATGTAGCTATAAATCCTTCGCCTACTACTAGGCTATTATCCTCCTCACTCGTTTCAATGTGAACGCACATTTGAGATTGGATGGGTTTTATTTCTTTTATAAATCTTCTAGTATAATGAACTTTTGTTACCGCTGGTTTTTGCCAAGGTATTAATCTTATATTTGTTTTAAAAGATAAATGCTTATCACCACGCTTAGTTGTTTCGTAATAGCATAGTATTCCCAATGACTCAATTAAGTTTTGCATTCTTATTGCAGTACTGTTGTCTGGCATTGGTACTATAAATCTATCTAAATATATTCTGTAATTTCCTGGATATGCATAAATCACACCCCTTAAAAATTCTATTCTTTCTTCAACTGATCCCATCAAATAATTTTCTGGTATCTTAGTTGGTATGTAAGGAGCCAGTTGAGATTCAATTGATGGCTCCACTTTTATCTTTCCAGAGTGGTTATTAATCACGGTTACTTTGTATCCATGATCTTTAAATTTTTGATGTATCTCTTCTCTAAGTATTTTAGCTGGGATCATAGCCTTACTAAAATACCAGAAGCTGAATATAAATGCCGGCACAGGATGCATTTGCATAGGGAGCCTTAGCGGCTGAATCACAGGAACTGAATACTCATTCCGGTTTCTTTTAGTTCTTAAAGGCAACCCTATTAAATTTTCTAACTTAGTAAACCATAATTTACTTTTAAACTTATGATAGCCCTTATACAAATTGGCCTTTTGCCTATACATAGCGGTTTCCAATAGGAACCCTAAATGTTTATCACCACACATTGTTAAGCAATCATTAAACTTTACTTCATAGCACTCTTCTGAGAAGTACTTATGAATCTTGGTAATGGTGACTATCTTTCCATCTTTATTGAAAACATAGTCACCGACTTCTAGCTTGTCCGCAAACTTCCAGTAATCTAGTGTGAGTACCTTTTGGGTTGCAATTATTGCCATTAAATCACTTGTTCATTACGTACATTGTAATCTCAAAACCAAAACGCATTTCTGTTGCTGCTGGAGATGTCCACATGATCTTAATCCTTTTAATGTATATACACGAGATTGTGTATATACACATACTAATACACTTTTTAAAAATTAAATACTAAGTATTATCATGATTATACTAATACACAATTCTTTTATTTTCCGCCTTTGTCAGGATACATGGTGACAATTGTCAGGATACAAATTCCTATGGGTACTGAGCTATTCCAATCATATCCCCATTCTTATTCAATTTGTACCCCAGTCACCATGTATTCTTCTTTTTATTAAAAAAAAAAAAAAAAA